CTAGAATCATCCTCCTGGATGCAAGCCTAGTATACACTGCAGCTGCGGATGCTAGATGTGAACTACCACCAACAGCGGCCAAGACACTGCATGTGATCCCAACGGCAACGTTCGACATCATAGCAGCAAACCTGGATGCATCGGATGACTGTATGACACCTCCTGATAGAAGGGCTTCTGTGCTTATCCTGTAAAAAAAGGCATCCTTGTCCGGCCTTTTGAGCATATCAATCTGGGTTGTCCGTCCATATTCACCGCATATGTGCTCTGCATCATTGAGCATTATTCTAGAGTCTGGGTCAGTGATTGATATCTCCCGATCTTTGAGTTCCCCATTCTTTGGATGGTTCATGAAATATGGTCTGTTGGCATAGAAGAAACGTACAGAAGGCCATAGGCTAGACAGGTATGGATCAAGGCCTTGTTTAAGGATCATCTCAGCTACGGTTCCCTTTTCAAGCTCACCTCGCATGTTGATGCGGCCAGAGTGTCGAACAGTAAGGTGGTCAGACATATTCCGTGCTTTCCCACCTCTAGAAAACGATCTATCAAATCGGGACGGAGAACCCTGTAGCGTGAGTGCATGTGCTGAGGCCATTGAGCCAAACACAGACCAGCCGAACTTCCCTCCTGTATCAAGGCTGCATGATGCGCGTATCGATGCCCGAATTTCATGGTAGCCTATTTCGGCCCTGGTGATAAGCTCATATTGGGACATGAGGTCGGTGGTTCTGACATCAAGACTGCCATGTAGATCCTTATACTCATCTGCCAACGCTATGACACAGTCAGTGAAATGCTTGGTGGTGTCGGCCAGGTCTGAGGGTACCCAAACTTGCCAATAGGCCTCTAATTGTGAGAAAGCCCTCGGAAGTCCTAGAATTGGGCATCGGTCACGGTATTGGTCACGGTGTGTCCATTGTGTCAGAGCACTGTGCAAGCTTTCTAAGTACAGTATGCACGCAGCTGTTTTTGGAGGCTTGAATTTCTTGGCCATTGCATCAAAGGGGGGGCTTGGCGAACTGAGTGCTGCCGACAGATGCCTGCAGGTTATGAAGTTTGCTCCGGAAGCCCAGGTAGAACTCACAGCAGTCAGTGCTAACTTCTGCCAAGCCCAGTATATTTCGTTAACATTCGATCGCGTGGCATTCATCATTGTGAGCATGGTAAACAAAGTGAGTTTTAGCCTTCTGGGAGCCATGCCGGCAAGCTCCATCTCTTGTGATCTCATTCTCTGTCTTGGCCATAGATACAGTTTCTCGTTGCTTTCAGGGTTCAGGCACATCCCTCCTATCACATTGAATCCTGATATGCCAAACCAATCTATACGATAGCCTCTTGGATCGGTGACTGGATCCCTAACCCTGTAGAAAAGAATAACCTTATCTTTGTATATCAGCTTACTTTTCCAAATGTCTGGATTCCCTGGTGGATTCATGTCGACCTGTCTTACAACATCTGCTCTGATCTCGGCAAACTGTGACACAGCACAGCTTTTATAGAGCTCAGATGCAGCATTCCAATGCTGGAAGTCTGGTGCATCGTCTTCAACATGGTGGACAGGGCCCGAGTGCGACATACCCGTGGACATAATTATCCTGTCTTGAATCAGTCGACAGAGGGCTTCTACTTCAGAATAATCGAACCTAGCTGATGCTGGGAACTCCTTAAGAAATAACTCCTGGTTTGGAGGTCTGAAGGAGTGGCAGGGATCTTTGGATAGCAGGGCTCTTGATGGTACATGTATGTCTTCACCCAGTATCGATATATCATTGTGTGCTGATGGCAATTGTACAATTTCTGAGATCGGAAGTGGTGGGAAGGCATATTTGTCCTGTTTCTTTAAGCCCGCGATTGCCTCCAGGAGCACATCAGCCTTTTCCCTATAGCTCTTGCCCTGGGAAAAGATGTCCAAGCCAGCTGCATCTGCTACTGCCTCTGCCATTGTGGCCTCATAAGACATCCTTGCAAGATCAGTAAGGGTTGTCTGGGACATACGGTTAACGATATTGGAGATCTTGTATTGGATCTTGAGATCATTGGGCAGTGTGTCATAATCTGGAAGCCCGTAGAAGGTGGAGTGTTCGACAGCAAGGCAGCATGCAATGGCAGCAGCCATGGCTTGAGCTGGAACTGATGTAAGTGTCTTTGCAAACAGGCATCCAAGATCATATTTGCTGATTGCAATGACTTTACGCCGGTTTCGCACTTTCTCCCATACGCCGGCAGTACTCGTGATGTCAATCCCATACGATCCAGGTGGTCGGTGCCGCTCATCAATCGCGGGGCCAGATGCCGAAAACTCTGTCCTGTAATGTCTGGTGTCCGGCATATCATGTGTACGCATTGGTGATGGCATTTCAAATTGGATATCATCATTCTGAGACTCTACCCGGATGGCACTGCAGCCTCCCCCCCTTTCCATAGCATTTGATAATATCGCAGAGACCATTTGATGTAAGCTGTGGCTTCCAGTTGCGCATGCGAGGCCCTCACCAGCAACTGCGGCAAACAGCTCAGAGAGC